TGTTCCAGTATTTAATACTGAAACTCAAAAAGAAAGGACTAGAAGGAGAAAGTAATGAAAAAATATGAGTTATTAAATAAATTGGAAGAGATGGGATTTGAATATATATGTTCAAATTCAGCAGAGTTTTTTCAAATAAGAAGTCTTGATATTAAAATGGGAGTTATGAAAATTCTGCAAATAGGAAAAAAAGATAAAATAGCTCGGATTTTGTATAGTGTTCCTAGATCAACACTCCTCTTTAATGGAGAGAGAGTAGTGTTTGAAGGGAAAATGACAGAAGATGTCTATAGAACTTTCTTAGAATATAGATGCCAGAAAGGGGTAGAGTTTGGGGTGGTTAAAGATGAACAAGACTATATGTATTGTTAGCACAAAAGGTTATGTCTACAATAGAAGCGGAAGAGAGATTTTAGAATTTAATAGAAGTTATAAAGAGAAATGGGAGAATAGAATTATGTGGAAAATAACATTTAATTACTCAGATGGTTCAAAAACTACTTTAACAAATCGTTCAAAAACAAAAGATATGGATAAAGAGTTAGCTAATAAGTATTGGGATACATATGGAAGACGTGCATATAATGCTTTATATCAGCACTATCCTATAAAAAAATATAAAGCTATTTCTTTCTCGGATGTTGTACAAGAACTAAATGTAGGAAAGAGTATAGAAGAAGTGTTAAAGGGATTAGAAAAATAATTATAAATAAAAATTAGGTGCAGATAGGCTAAATAGGCTTATCTGCTATTTCTCGTTAAAGGAGGAGAATATGAGAAGAGAAAATGTAGAAGAATTAGCAAAGGTGACAGCTAAAAAAGCTTTAGCAGAATTTAAAAAAGAAGAGAAAAAAGAGTATAAAAAAAGAATATATATGAATACAGAGCTGTTGATGAAAAATTACAATAAAATCACTGACCAGGTTAAGTTTGGGATAAGTGAATCTGAACAAATTAAGAGTGAAGAAGTAGAAGAATTAGATGAGGGAGCTATATTCATTAAAAGCATACGACAAAGCAAAATGCGAAGTATGGTAATGATAGCTCACGTAGATTGGGCGCTTGAATGTTTAGAGAAAGAGCAGAAGCGTCTGGGAGAGCAGCAGAAGTATGCTGCATTTAAGGATTTCTATCTGAATGAGAAAAAGCAAGAAGAGTTGATGAAAAAGTATCATGCTTCAGATAGAACATTAAGACGTTGGAACAGGGAAATGCTTAATAAGATGGGTGTTTTTTTGTTTGGAGTTGATCATATTATGTAGGTGTCCAAATGATGTCCAAATGATGTCCTTTACATGTCCGATTATAAGTAGTAATATGTTAGTGGGTATAGTTGTAGTTGCGAAGTAAATAGTATAAGCTGGATGCACATTAGTTTAACATGGTAAAACGCTTGTAAAAGTAACCGAGTTCGAGCCTACGGGTGTGCATTATGGACCCTTAGCTCAGTTGGTTAGAGCATTCGGCTCATAACCGAACGGTCTTGGGTTCGAGTCCCAAAGGGTCCATTGTATTAAGAGAGGTATAAAAACCTCTCTTTTTTTATTCTCTTTTTATCCTATCTTTTGTAAAAAAAGAGAATTTACAAAACAAACGAAATGAGAGGTGGTGAGAATGCCCACAAGCAAGAAATCCGGATAGTATAAAAGCCGAGGAAATGTTTAATGAAGGAATGAAATTAGTAGATATTGCAAGGGAACTTGGGATATCTGCTGATAAGGTTCGGAGATGGAAATCCACTCAAAAATGGGGGAAAGAAATCAAAGAAAATGAAAGCGATCGATCGGATAGTCAAAAGGCGATCGATCGGAAAAAGCAGAGTAAAAAAATAGGAAATAAAAATGCTGTTGGGCATGGAGCACCACGAAAAAATAAGAATGCAGAAAAACATGGTTTCTTCTCTAGGTATCTTCCGGAAGAAACCTTTTCTATTATCCAGGAACTTGAACAAAAAGATCCATTGGATATTCTGTGGGAAAATATACAAATTGCTTATGCTGCTATTATAAGAGCACAAAAAATCATGTATGTTCGAGACAGAGATGATAAAACTGTTGAGAAGATAGAAGAAAAATTTGGCGATGTTATGGGGGAAAAGTGGGAAGTGCAGCAAGCTTGGGATAAACAAGCTAACTTTCTAAAAGCCCAGGCTAGAGCTCAAGGTGAACTACGTTCCCTTATAAAGCAGTATGAAGAACTTCTACATAAGAATTTAGAATTGGCCACAGAGGAGCAGAAGGCTAGAATTGCATACATAAAAGCTCAAACAGATAAGATTACTGGTGAAGATAAAGGGAATTCTGTAGCAGATGATTGGATAGAAGAGGTTATGAAAGCTGATGAAGAAGAACAAGATGGATAGAAAAGTATTTTTTAAGAAACGAATTCTGATGTATCGGAACGATCCAGTCTTATTTGCGAACGAAGTCCTATTGTTTAAGCCAGATGATTGGCAAAAAGATGCTCTTATGGATTTGGCCAAGAATCCTAAAGTGAGTATAAAATCTGGTCAAGGTGTTGGGAAAACAGGTATAGAAGCAGTTGCTTTCTTATGGTTTTTAGTATGTTTTCCATATCCTCGTGTTGTAGCTACTGCACCAACGAGGCAGCAGTTGAATGATGTTCTATGGTCAGAAGTCGCCAAATGGATGGCAAAATCGCCTTTGCTTTCTTCGATACTTAAATGGACAAAAACATATGTTTATATGATAGGCCAGGAAAAGCGGTGGTTTGCGGTTGCTCGTACTGCTACCAAGGCGGAGAATATGCAAGGATTCCACGAAGACAATATGCTCTTTATCGTGGATGAGGCATCTGGTGTAGCGGATCCGATTATGGAAGCGATTCTTGGTACTCTTACAGGTGTTAATAATAAGCTGCTACTGTGTGGAAACCCCACAAAAGCAAGTGGTACCTTTTATGATAGCCATAATAGAGATAGAAAGTTATACTGTTGCCATACAGTTTCGTCTGAAGATAGTCCAAGAACAAATAAACAGAATATTGAGGCACTTATACGAAAATATGGTTATGATAGCAATGTTGTACGAGTGCGTGTTAGAGGTCTGTTTCCGAAAGAGGATGCAGATGTTTTTATTTCTAGCACATTAGTAGAACAATGCAGCAGTAAGATATACGAACTACAAGAGAGAAGTCCATTTATTCTTCTTGGAGTCGATGTTGCAAGGTTTGGTAATGATGAGACGATTATTACTCGTAATGCGCATGGAAAAATAAAGATTGCAAAAAAGTATAGAGGGCAAGATTTGATGGCCACAGTTGGATGGATAGTAAATGAATATAAGAAAATTCTAAAAGAGTTTCCAGAATATAAGAAAAAGGTATATGTGAACATCGATGATACCGGATTGGGTGGAGGTGTTACAGACCGTTTGAAAGAAATCAAGAAGGAACAAAAGTTAAGTAGGCTTGTTATTGTTCCTATCAATATGGCCGAGAAGATTGAAACTGATACAAAAGAGGGAAAGGAAGCAGCAGAGTATTATGACAACGTAACGACACATATGTGGGCAGTTGTCCGAGAACTTTTAGAGAAAAAGCAAATAGAAATAGAAGATGATTCTGAACTGTTTGCACAATTTTCAAGTAGAAAATATAGGATGGCAAGCAATGGAAAACTACGCCTAGAAAGCAAGGAAGATATGAAAAAGAGAGGTCTTGATTCACCAGATAGGGCGGATTCAATGGCTTTATCTTGTTATCTTGGAAAAATTAAGAAACATACTGGAACTGCTCCGGGAGAAGAAATTATTTCTAATCTTGGTAAAGAGAGCTATTGGAAAGGAAGATAGGAAGGTGGTGATAATATGGAAAAAATGAAAGAACTTGGTCGTATTGGCCAAAATCGTTATGGTGGTTTCTTTTTTGAAGAATTTCTTCCAGAACTACGTGGGAAAAAAGGCATAGACATATATAACGAAATGGCGAGTAATGATGATATCATAGGTGCAATTCTATTCTCGATTGAAACTCTTCTGCGACAGACAGATTGGAATGTGCAGCCTGCTGGTGATACTGAAAAAGACAGAGAGGCAGCAGAATTTGTTGAAAGTTGTATGAATGATATGGACAAGACGTGGACAGATACAATATCGGAGGTCTTGTCTTTTATTACGTTCGGTTGGAGTTATCATGAAATTGTATATAAAAGAAGAATGGGAAGAACAAAAAATCCTATTACAAATAGTAAATACAATGATGGATTGATTGGATGGCGTAAATTGCCAATTCGTGCGCAAGAAACGTTATACCAATGGGAATATGACGATGAAGATAATCTTCTCGGTATGACTCAAATGCCGCCACCTAATTATGGTTTATTCACCATCCCTATTGATAAAGCACTTCATTTTCGAACAAAAAGCCGAAAAGATAATCCAGAAGGTAGAAGCGTTTTAAGAAATGCCTATCGTTCCTGGTACTTTAAAAGAAGAATACAAGAGATTGAAGGAATCGGAATAGAAAGAGATCTAGCAGGTCTTCCTGTGCTGTATGGAACTGATGATCTATGGGATGCAGAAGATGAGGAATCTAAAAGGATATTGGCTACCCTGGAAACGATGGTAAGGAATATTCGTCGAGATTCTATGGAAGGTGTAGTCTTACCTAGCGGATATAAGTTAGAACTGCTTAGTACAGGCGGTGCAAGGCAGTTTGATACCAATAAAATCATAGATAGATATGATACAAGAATGGCCATGACAGTTCTTGCTGATTTCATTTTCTTGGGGCACCAGCAAACAGGGAGTTTTGCTCTCAGTTCTAATAAAACAGAATTATTTTCAATGGCCATTGGTTCTTATTTAGACATTATATGTCAAACATTTAATAGCCAGGGAATACCACGTTTAATTGATATCAATGGAAATCACTTTGAAGGTATCACTGATTATCCTAAGTTGATTCATGGTGATATTGAGGATCAAGATATAGAGAAGTTGGCCAAATATATCAAGGAAATGGCAGGCATTGGCATTTTGATTCCAGATGATGAACTAGAAGATTTTGTTCGACAGGCCGGGCATCTGCCAGAGCGAACAAAAGATAATTCTAAGAGAAAAGTTGCTACTGCTGCTTTTGATTCTTCCGAACACGGAGAAGAAGAGGATGATGAAAAGGTGACTGCTGCAAAGAAGAGACTTGGAAGGACGTGATAACGTGTTTTTATTTAAGAAAGCAAAGAAACGCCCTATTTTAAAATCAAAAGCGCGAGATGAGATACTAAAAAGGTTAGATAGCTATTTGGAAGAGAACTCTCAACTCCCAATAGAAATTTTACATGGATTTTGGAAAGATCAACAGCAAGCTCTAACGTATCAAGAGATACGGGAGTGGTTTGAATATGCTGATATAGATGAAGAGACATGGCAAGCATGGCAGCAGGATTATTCTATTCTAGTTACGCAAAAGTTACGAGATTCGATATGGCAGCAAGCGATTGTTGCTGGTACGACTGGACAAAAGATTTTTGAGGAATTAGAAAAGCGAGGATTTAAGGCAGATCTGATTTCTGAAAGAATTAATGCGTATATAGAAAATAAAAGCACTGAACTCATCACAAGAGTGACTACAGAGCAAAGAGAAGCCATCAGGACTCTTTTAATGCAGGCTATTAACGAAGGGCAAGCATCAGAGGAATTTTCTAAAATAATACGGCCAATTGTAGGTTTGGATAAGCGTCAAGCAGTTGCAAATATTAAGTATTACAACAAAGTAAAAGAAACACTAAAAAAAGAACACCCCAGAATGAAAACGGAAAATGCTAAGAAGAAAGCTAGGGAGGCAGCTCTTAAATATGCAGAAAAGCAACATCGTTATCGAGCGCAGAGAATTGCTCAGACAGAGATGGCGTTTGCATATAACTTTGGAGCAGATGAGGTAGCAGAGCAGGCGTATCAAAGTGGATGGCTTGGACAGTTTAAGCGTATTTGGTGTTCCGCTGGAAATCAGAACGTTTGCGAAGATTGTCAGAATTTAGATGGGAATGAAATAGAGAATGGTATTCTTCCACCGTTGCATCCAAATTGCAGATGTGCTGTTCAATATATAGAAGTTGAGAAAAGAAAAGAGTTAACATTAAAAGAAAAAGGGGCAATCATTCGATATATTAGTCCAGAGTCATATTCATTAAATGCAAAATTAAGAGATGGATTAGACTTGACAGATGTAGAGGAAACATGGAAAATAGAATTAGATAATGCTTTAAACAAAGTACCATTATTTCAAGGAAATTTAATTCGTACAGTGAGGTTGGAACAAGAAGATTTAGAAGACTTTCTACAAAGATATTTAGTAGGGGAGACAGTGAATGAAAAAAGTTTTCTTTCATTTTCTAAAGGGATTTTATATGATGATACAGCTAAGGTTAGAATATACATAGAAGGTGCTAAAAAAGGACATGACATTAGTTCTTTGAATGAAATGGAACAAGAAGTCTTATATGAAAGAAATATGAGATTTAGGGTACTAGATAAACAATATGTGGATAATATATGGCATATATTGCTTGAAGAGGAATGATTGCATGAATAAGAAGGTAGTGACATTAGATGAGTTTTGGAAAATGTCAGAAGAGGAAAGACTAGAAAATATTCAATATTTATCAAAAGAAGATTTATTTAAGGTTAGGGTTGGAATGCCTATGTCTGGAGAAGTTATAGCAACATTTGAATTGTCAGCGGAAGAAAAAGATAAGGCAAGAGAATCATTAGAAAGAATGATAAATTATTTCAGTCCCCAAAAATAGGTTTACAAGAGCATATACATAATATGAAGTTATAAGAAAAAACGTCTTAATCAATAAGGCGTTTTTTTATGCACATTTTTAGGAAAGGAGTGTATATGAAAACATTTCAAGATTATTTTGATTATGAAAGAAAGCCACCAAATAAAGTGCAAAAGAAGAACAATAAGTTTAAAATTGCGAAAAAAGATGATGAAAAGATGCTTGCATTTGGCTGGGCGAATGTATCTATTACTGTGGATGGCGAAGTAGTAGAAGATTACCAGGAAGATATTGTGGAACCAGAAGAATTAGAGCAAGCAGCATATACGTTTGTGGAACTCTATCGAGAAGGTGGAGAAATGCATGAACGTGGTGGTGCAGCAGTTCTAGTAGAAAGTGTCGTATTTACTGAAGAAAAATTAAGAGCAATGGAGATTCCAGAGGGTACAGTCCCTATTGGATGGTGGATAGGGTTTAAAGTTACGGATCCAGATGTTTGGGAAAAAGTAAAAGATGGTACATATTCTATGTTTTCGATCGAAGGTGAAGCAATAAGAGAGGAGGTAACAGAATAATGGCCACAAAACTAAAGAATCTTAAAGTTAAGAAAGTTGATTTTGTAGACCAGGGAGCAAATCCAGAGGCACATATTAAAATCAAAAAGAACAAAGAAGAGTCTAAAGGAGAAAAAGAAAGCGTTGTAAAAAGATTTTTCATAGCAATTGCTAAGGCTTCCGGGTTGAAACAAGAAGAATTAGAAAGTGTTGTGGAAGAAATCGCAAAAGGCGATTCAATCACATTCGGAGAGAAGATGAATGAAGTTAAGCGCAGAAAGGTAGCAGATGAAATCTGGGATATGTGTTATGCTTTACAATCTTCTCTCTGTTCGATCATGTTTGATGATGATTTAGACTCTGCTGCCGCGCAAGAGTCAATGCAGCAGAGTATCAGCGAATTCTCAGAGATTGTAAATGAATGTGTTACACAATGGTCGCAGAGAAAAACGAGCAATATTAAGAAGTCTATTGTTTCAGAACCAACATCGTTTGATGTTGAAAAAATGAAAGAGCTTATTGGAAAGGCAACAGGTCCAATAAAAACAGAGAAACCAATAGAAGATGATGAAAGAGAAGAAGGAGAAGAAATCATGATTGATAAAAGTAAGATGACGCCAGCGGAAAGGGCGTTTTATGAAGACATTGAAAAAAGATGTAGTGTAACGGAAGATCCTGTTCAAACAGGAGAGGGGATGAACTCTAATATTATAGAACCTGTAGGAAAAGGGATGGGAGTGAATTCTATAAATTCACCACAACCACAGTCCGACCCAGAGGATATTTATAAAGGTGTACATCCAGCAGTTAAAGCGGAACTTGAAAGTCTTAGAAAATTCAGAGAAGAGCAAGAGGAGAAAGAATTAACAGAGGTTGCAAAGAAATATGAATTGCTTGGAAAGAAGCCAGAAGAACTTGTTCCAGTGCTTAAAAGTCTTAAGGCAGCAGGAGGTACTGCTTATAACGATATGCTCAGTGTCTTAGATACGAATTTAGATACAATTCAGAAATCTGGTGTGTTCGGTGAAGTTGGACATACTGGTGGTGCTAGTAATAGTGGAGAATCTGAGATTATTGCCAAAATGCGAACAAAGATAGCAGAAGTTTGTAAAAATAACCCAAATCTTACAGAAGCACAAGCAATGGATCAAGTGTTGTTATCTGATCCAGAGTTATTAAAAGAATTTGATAAATAGGAGGTATGGAAGATGGCAGTTTATGAATATACAACAATTAACACAAGTCCCACTATCAAAGCAGAGAGTGGTGGAGAACTTGGAGATGTAAGAGGAAAAGCTGTTAAGTTTGTAGATGGAAAAGTCCAGCTGCCAGGAGCAGGAGAAGTTCCAATTGGAATTGTATTATTGTCAGAAGTAGAGAATGTAAAAACTGGCGATACAGTAACAATACAAGTAAAAGATATTGGTAAATGGAAAGCAGGAGCAACGGTGGGAGCAGGAGATTTACTTACAGCTGATGCAGAAGGATTATGTCAAAAGGCAACAGAAGGGCAGTATATTCTTGCAAGGGCATTATCTGCTGCTACTGCAAAAAATGATTTAGTAACTATACAAATTATCAATGCCGGCTACTTAAAAGCTGGAGCATAAGGAGGTAAAGGATGAATAATTCACGTTCAACAACAGCAGGAATTATGCTAGATATTGCAAAAGGTTGGAAACCTAATATGTATCTATCTAATATGTCTATGGCATTTTTTCAAGAAGAAGGAATGTATGTAGCACCAAGTATTTTCCCTATTTGTCCAGTAGCAACATCAATAGGACAATATTATGTATTCAACAAAGAAGAGTTAGCAAAAGATCAGGTTGATAGAAAGCCTGCTTTTGGTAAAGTGGCTACAGCTATTTTTAGTCATGATGATGAGACATATAGTTGTGATGTTGATCAGATTATTGTCGGAATCGATCAGATTGCCACTTTGAACTATCAGCGTACAAATTCACCAGCAAGCATTGATCCAAGAAGAAACAAAGTGAAAACTGTAACAGAGCAAATGCAGTTACATTTAGATAATGTGTTTGCAAAGAATTTTTTTAGAAAAGAAGCATGGCAAAACGTGAAGACAGGAAAGGATTCCTCTCCATCAACGAATGAATTCTTAAAGTTTTCAGATGCTAATTCAGATATTATTGGTTTATTTGATGATTATAAGAGAGACATTCTTCTTTCAGGAAGAAGAAAGCCAAACAAACTAGCACTTGGATATAATACGTTTGTAGCTATGAAGAATCATCCGCAGTTTTTAGAACGTGTTACAGGAAGTGGCTCTACACCAAATCCAGCACTTGTCAATGAGCAAGTAATTGCAACTGTACTAGGAATTGAACAAGTAAAGGTACTTTATTCTACACATAACGTAGCAGAACTTGGACAAGTAGCAGATATGCAGTTTGTTTGTGATAGCAATTCTGCTCTTTTATGTTATGCACCAGAGACACCAGCAATTGATCAGCCTTCTGCTGGATATATCTTTACCTGGGATATGTTAGGAAATGGAAAATGGATGGCAACTTCTCAATTTGAAGGAGAAGGTGGAACACATTCAGAGTTTGTAGAAGGACTTATGGCCACTGATATGAAGAAAACCTGTGATGATCTTGCCATTTTCTTGACAGATTGCGTGAAATAGAGGTGATAATATGGCGTATACTGTATTAAAACCAATTAATATTGGTGGAAAAAGAAGAATCATAGGAGAAGTTTTAAATGATAGTGATGTAGCTGCTGGACGAGTTTATTCTCTGGTAAAAAGCGGATATATTTCAGAGCTAAAAACAATTCCAGAAGAAGGCATAGATGTAGCAGAGCTAAAGCAGCTTACAATCAATATACCAATAAATGATGGTGTATTTGATATAGAAGTTGCTTTAGATGATGCTGTGGAAGTATTTACAATTTTACAGAGTAGGGTAGAAGAAGCAACAGAACGAATTAAAAAAATTGAAAAAGAAGAAGTTTTAATTCTGATTGATGCAACTGATAGTAGAAAAAGTGTAAAAGCTGCTGCAGTAGAACAAGCAAAGAAAATTACTCAAAAAATAGAAGACAATGGAGAAAATAATTCTTCTATGGAAAGTGACGTCCAAGAGAATTTGTCTGAAACCGAAACCCCAAAAGAGACAGATTCTGATGAATCCGAAAAACAAGAAGGTGAAGAGTGATGGCAGGAACATATACATATGATCCAGGAATGGTTTCTGAATTTGGAAAAGACCGAATGAGATTTGAACTAGGTGATACGATGACAGAAGGAGGAGCTGATACAACAGCTCTTTCTGATGAGGAGATTTCTGCTGCCTTAACAGCTTATCCAAATAACTGGAAACATTCGAAGCTAATGCTCTTAGAGACATTGTATAGACGGTTCTCGTATGAAGTTGATACTAAAACAGGACCTCTTGCTTTTTCTTCCATGACAGAGCGTGCAAAACTCTGGAAAGAAGAGTATGAATTATTAAAGAAAGAAATAAAGGCAAAGGCGATTTCTGTTCCGAAATTAGGGAATGCGGAGCAGAGACCGCCTTATTTTTATAAAGGAATGATGCGTAATGATGGAAGGATGGATTAATGAAGAATACAAGGATGATGTACCTAAGACAAGGGAATATGTTTAAAGAGTTCTTTGTCGAAAGGCGGAATCAATCCGTTTCAGCTTCTGGAAGACCAACAAATGAATTTATAACTACAATGGAAAGTTTAAAAGGCTGTTTAGCAGAGTCTGATCCAAAGGAAGTTATGAATTGGCAGCAGTTACAAACACCAGTTACTCATACAATTGTCCAAGAAGGAAGTCCAAAAGCGAAAAAAAATGAAAGATTACGCCTCGATAATAGAACATTTGATATAAAAGCTGTGGATGACTGTGGCGGCCTTGGTATTTCTACCATTTATTATGTAGAGGAAAGAAGGGACGTAAATGGATATTGATGGAGCTGCAGAAGAATTAAAAAGAGTTTCTGGAAAAACGGTAGAAAAAATAAATTCAGAGACATATAGTCGTGCTTTTCAAGTAGGTAATGCTCTTCGAAATGCGGAATTGAAAGTTATGTCTGGAAAACGCAGTGGTAGGATCTATAAAAAAGTTGGAACATATGGAAAAAGGAAAACCCAAGGAACAAAAGCACTAATGGGACAATATGGCCGTAAACTCAGGGGTGGCCAATTGTATCAAGCTTCTGCCCCAGGAGAGCCACCAGCTGTAAGAACAGGAACTTTAAGACGTAGTTTTACGCATAAAGTAAAGGGACTGCACAGTTCTTCAGGAATAAAAGTTGTTGCATCATTAGAAACAAGAAATAAGTATGCTGGATATTTGCAAGATGGTACAAAGAAAATGGCACCAAGACCATTTATAGACCCGATTATTCAAGAAGCAAAGCCAGAAGTAGAAAAAATTCTTAATAGGCCTTATGAATAGGAGGAGAATAGATGCAAATTGTAACAAAAAAAGAGGAAAGCAAATTCAATCTAGAAGAAATAAAAGAAGGCTGGTGTGCTTATGTAAAGCATAGCAGTTGGGATGAAGGAAAGGTAGGGTATATATCATCATTATCTTCAGATATAATGATGGTTCAATTTTGTCCAGGAATTAGAAACATTAGCAATCATACATCTGTTAAAGCAAAAGATATTGCAGCAGGAGAGTGGGAAATTAGGTTGTCTCCGGATTTGAAAAATATCTATGAGTATAAGGAGTCTGTAGATGAAATTTGAGGAATTAATTTATAAGCGCTTATTGAATAGTGAGGTAGCAGGAAAGATGGCAAGTTATGCTGGTGTTCCTGCTATTTTTTATTCAGAAGTTCCATCAGATAATCAAGAAGGATGGGGGGATAAAACACAATATCCCCGTCTTTGTTATTGGTTTGATATGCAAGCGAATCAAGAGAGAAACTCTGCAGGAACATTAACGATATCACTTATGTGCATGAATGAAACAGAACAGTTACCTGAGCAAATGGAGCCAATTCTAAGGTCATGCATGAAAGATATTCTTCTAACTCCACATGAGGAAAATAGTTCTTATTGTTTTGCATGGGGAAAAACAGAAGCATTTTCTTACCAGAAACAGGATGGAACAAGAATGTCAGATGGTGATCTCGTTGTAGGTTGCGATATTATCTTCGATATTTTGGAGTACACAAACCAAGAGACGACCGACCCTGACCCGATTGTGGCCATGAATCGCTATATAAAGGAACTTTATCCCGAAGCCATTGTTCTTGGATGGGATAAAGTAGAAGAGATTATAGAAGCAGGTGTTGAAACACCTGTTTTTTATTGTCGATTATTAGAGACAGAAGTGGATAGAGAAACTAATACTGTTGTTTGGCTTAATGGCAAGATAGCAATTCATTTTCTTTGTCCAGACAGTTCCGTTCGAATGAAAATGACAATGGGACTCGCTAATAAATTGAGCTTAGATGGAGAAGTAATCCTACTGGATAAATCACCAATGTTTATTGAAGAACTATCAGCTGACTATAAGGCGGATTATTTTACAGAAGGGCAACTTAAAATCACAGGGCAATACGGACTATTACGTTACCAACAGGCAGGGAAAATTCTTAGAAATACAACAATTACAGGAGGTGTATAAAATGGCAGAAGAAAAATTGGAAAAGGTAGAAGACAAAAAGACAGAAACAAAGTCACAGAGTAAGCGAAAGACACAAACGCAAGAATCTATTTATACCTTACAAGAGTTTGCACAGAACAGTAAAAAACTGTTCGGTGTACAAAAAGAATGTGTTATGGCAGCGTTTAAAGTTGCAAATAAAAAGGAGGCAACGCCTTTTGAAGCAAAAGAAATTGTAGAAAAATTTATGAGAAAGGAGATCAAATAAATGGGCGGTATTTTTAAGGTTGGAGAAACAAAAATAAGACCAGGGACTTATAATTGTATAACACAAAAGAAAAATGATACAGAAAAATTCTTAGATGGTGTTGGAGCCTGCGTATTTAGAGCTGATTTTGGCCCAGTAAATCAAATTATGGAATTTACTCCTAATTCAGACTATAAAAAAATGTTTGGAACATCAGGGACAACCGACATTATAGATTATCTGTTCCAAGGTGGTGCAAATTCTGTTATCGCTTGCAGAATTGGAAAAGAAGGAACTGCTGCCACTATTACATTAAAGAATACAGAATTAGAAGAAGGTCAAGATGCGGTAAAAATTACGGCAAAATATTCTGGAGCGAGAGAGTTTGCTGTTACAATTCGTAACAGATTAACGCAAGAAGATAGAGAGTGTATTATTTATTCTGGAACAGAAGAGATTGAAACTTTTCAATTTGAAAAGGATGGAGACGAAGCTGCTGCACTTGTATCTGCTATGGAGAACAGTAAGTATTTTAAGGCAGAAAAAATGAATACAGGTGGTACATTGGCGGATGTTTCACAAAAGGCATTTACTCCAGGAATGGAAATGTCTGTAACAGCAGCAGAATATCAAAAAGGATTTGAGCAGTTAGAATTGGAATTGTTTAATACCTTCTGCGTTGATACAGAGGAGTTAGAAATCCTAACACTGGCAAAAGAATTTATGGATAGAATTTTTTCAGCAGGACAGTTCACACAACTGGTTATTGCAGAAAAAACATCTGTAGATTTAGAACAAAGAATGGAACATGCAGAATCTTTTAATTCAAGAGCGACTTCTTATGTCTTAAACTCAAAGTTATCTAATGCAGATGGAGAAATGGAAGGATATCAAACTGCCGCACAAATTGCAGGAATGCTTGCTGCTTATCCGAGTAGCACATCTTTAACACATAAGATTATTGATGGTGCTGTAGAAATGAAAGAACCATTAACACCTACAGTTATGGAAGAGGCTGAGAAAAGAGGGTGTTTAGTACTTTCTTATAGCGCAAATAAAGAAGTGTGGATTGATAACTCTATTAATACGCTGGTTAAATGTGGTGAAGATGAGGATGAAGGTTGGAAAAAGAACAGACGAATAAAGACTCGTTATGAATTAATGCGCCGTATGAATGCAAAGACGGATGAATTAATAGGGGATATTGATAATGATCCAAATGGAAGAGCGACTATAATGGGTCGTTTGCAGGACGTTGCAAATGCAATGATTTTGGAAGGTAAAATAACCTCTTGCAATATTGCGGAAAGTACAGAGTATGTGGCAAATGGAGACTCTGCATGGTTTAGCATTGGTGTTATCGACAAAGATAGCGCAGAACGCATTTATCTAACATATGAATATCAGTTTAATACGAATGAAGAATAGGAGGGGTAGTAAATGATTAATCAAAAAGCAGCAGGGGATGCTCGTCATGCCCGTCATGGAAAAGATGGGGCAATTTATAATTCAGATGGTGTTTTATTGGCTACCGTTGAGAGTTTTACATCTCAAGTAAGTTTTAATAATGCTAATTATTCAGTACTTGGAAATGCTCAAGAATTAGAAACAGCCGGTACTTTCAAAGTGACATTGACAATGAGCCAAGTTGTCATTGAAGATGATCAATTCTTTATTGAAATGATGGAAGCATTAGAAACACAGGTTATGCCAGTTTGGAATTTTCAGGGGGTACTTAAAGGCAGAAATGACTCTGAACAAAGAGTTATGTATCGTGAATGTATTCCAAGTGGAACAGTTGATATTCAGAATCTTACAGTTGGAGATACCATCAAACGTGCTTGGAATTTTGCTGTTAATCAGCCACCAAAATTACAGAGTTTATTAAAAATTTCATAAAAAAAAAGACTGAGGGTGTCTTGTTAGGCATTTTTTAATGGAGGAAAAAGAAAAATGAAATTATCAGAAAGCAAAGTAAAAGAAAAAGAAGTAGTAGAAGGACAAGTAGAAGAACAAAAGTTCACAAAAGAAGAATCTACAAATCAACTTCTTATGACAGAAGATGAATTAATTAGAGGTTTATTAGAAGCTGCAACAATCGATGAAGAAGAATTTCGTGAAATAGAGATTGCTAGAAATGGGAAGGTATTTTTTAAATTCCAAATTGCTCCATTGAAAGAGCAAGATTATGAAGATAGCAAGAAAAAATGGACAAAGTACGTGAAGAATAAACAGTTTGGAATGAAAATGCCAGAATCAACAAATGCGGTGAAATATCGTGCTGAGCTTATTTACAGAGCAACTATTAAAAAAGATAGAGAGTTACTCTGGGATAATAAGAAAATCTGGGACTCTTTATTAAATCAAGGGTTCCAGATTATGAATGGGCTTGATGTAATTGAGTACTGTCTTAGAGCAGGAGAAAAAGATAGAATCATCGAAATTATTGATGAAATTAGTGGATATGGTGATCAATTCGAAGAGGTAGAAGCTATAAAAAACTAATCAAAGCGGGCGGTAGATTTTCAATTTTTCATCAAATTTTCCAAGACACAGGGAGAACAATAGATGAAATTATGGCAAAACCAAGGGGAGTGCAAAGTTTCTGCTTTGCCTCTACTTTGGTTCGCCATGAAAAGAAAGAAGAAGTGATAGGTGGTGAGGAATAGTAGATGGCACAAACAATTCGAATTGAAATTCCAATAGAAGTTATTGATCAGACTGAAAAAGGATTGAAGTCTGCACAAGATAATTTGAAAAAGATGAAGGAACAGGTCAAAAAGACTCAGGATGAAATTCAACGTTTTCAGCAGCGTTCTACTAGAACCACACAATATGACCGAACGCAAGAAAAAGCACAAAAAGAGCTTATGAAATGGGCGAAACAAAAATATCAAGTGCTGTTGGAAGCAAAAGATATGGTTTCGCCTGTTACTTCTAAAATTTCCTCTGGCTTACATTCTTTTGCTAGTAAATCATGGAAGACTACTATGAAGGTTATGGACTATGCCACTAAGCCGATTCAAGGAATTATAAAGCTTCTAAAAAATCCTGTGTTCCAAGTTGGAGCAGTTCTGGGAATCAGTATTGGAGTATCAGATACCATTGATACATACAAAGAATTTGAAGCTGCTATGAGTAAGGTTAAAGCTATTTCAGGTGCAACAGATGATGAATTTGAGCAGTTGAATGCGAAAGCTATACAAGTTGGAGCTGATACAAAATTTAGTGCAGCAGAATCTGCAGAAGCATTAAACTATATGGCAATGGCCGGATGGAAAACAAAGGACATGCTAAATGGTATCGATGGAATTATGGACCTTGCTGCTGCTTCAGGAGAAAATCTCGGAACAACATCAGATATTGTTACAGATGCTTTAACAGCTTTTGGGTTATCTGCGAAGGATTCAACACATTTTGCGGATGTCTTAGCAATGGCATCCAGTAATAGTAACACCAATGTGGCAATGATGGGAGAAACATTTAAGTATGTTGGTCCTGTTGCTGGTGCATTTGGATACACTATCGAAGATACTGCAACAGCTATTGGTCTTATGGCGAATGCTGGTATTAAAGCCAGCATGGCTGGTACGTCATTAAGACGTATTATGACAGAGCTTGGTGGTGGTGCGACATTGGTAGGAAAGAAATTTGGAAAATGGCATATTGAAACACAAAAGGCTGATGGAAGCATGCGTGCCTTTGGAGATGTAATGAAAGATCTACGAGAAGCATTTGCTAAAATGACAGAAGCCGAAAAGGTAGCAAATGCTGAGTCTATTGCAGGTAAAACTGGTATGGCAGGATTACTTGCAATCGTAAATGCCAGTGCAAAAGACTATGACAAGCTAACGGAAGCAATTGAAAATGCGGATGGCGCTTCTGCAAAAATGGCAGAGACCATGCTAGATAACTTAGCAGGAGCCCTTGAATACATGCAAGGAGCTGTGGAAACAAGTAAGCTCAAATTAGGAGAAAGATTTGCTCCTTATATAATAGAATTGGCACAATGGATTGATAAATCTATGCCTGCGTTAGACGTAGTTCTTGGTAATATGATGGACTGGGTAGATGATAAGGCTAGTGAATTAAAAGAAAGAATAAAAAATATGACAGAATCTACTCAATGGCAAAATGCTGATTTCTTCGGAAAGGTACAAATTGCATGGGATGAAATTATTTTAGAACCTTTCGCTGAATGGTGGGAAAGCTCAGGAAGAAGAAAAGTTGCTGATATTATGGGCAATTTTGGCCATGCGCTAGGACAAGGAATTTCAATGACCTTAATGGGATTACTTGGAATTAATATAGAAAGTGTAACAAAAGAGGGGGAAAGCATTGGTGCCTCCTTTGCAAAAGGATTTTCAGATGGCTTTAATCTGGGAGGAATTCTTAAAAATCTAGGTGGATTAGGTGGCGGTATGGTTTCTTCTGCTAGCAAATTATTACCAGGAGGAGAAAGTGCAGGACTATCTTCTTTAATTTCTGCTCTTATACTAGGAAAAGTGATTGGAAAAGTAGGAAGAGGTGTTGGAAGTTTTGGAAGTTGGTCTAAGAGTGTTTTATTTGATACAACAGTTGTAGGCGCAAGTGGAGCAGGAACGGCAGCAGGGAGTGTAGGTGCAGGTGTTGGAGAAACTGTAACACAATTAGGGCTTATTTCTTTATTAAAAAAAGGAATAGGCTCTTTTTCTTTAGGAAGTGAAGCCGCATTAGCAGGGACTGGTATTGTTCCAGAAGCTGGTGCTGCAGCAACTGGAAGTGGATTATTAGGAGTCCTTGGAAAAACTGGAATGGTTTTAGGCTCAGGAGCTACAACGGGGGCAGGAATGGCAGCAGTAGGTGCAGGAGCTTTAACTGGAGCAGTGATTGGAGGTACAACTGCTATTAGTGGTGTATCCGATTTGTATAAGTCATATAAATCGGATGATTCTGCAGAAGCAAATATGTATGCAAAAACAGGTAGCACAAAAGTTACCGGAGTTGCCCTTGGAGCAATGACTGGAGCAACTATTGGTAGTTTCTTTGGTGGAATTGGTGCTGCACCAGGGGCGTTAATTGGAGCAGGAATTGGTGGGTTAGCTGGAAAATTCAGAAGTAAAAGAATTGAAGAAGATTACAATGAAGAACAGAAAAAAATTCAAGAAGCGCAATTAAAGGATTATAAATCAAAGATATTTACTGGATATTCCTATGAAGAACTTCAGAAGATTAGAATAGGGAGTATGGATGTAAGAAAGGCTCTTAATAGTGCAAGTTATAGTGCTGAAGAGTTTGGCGCTATATTCCAACAGGCCGTAAATGAAGATTTAGTAGAACATTTCGGAAATGTAACATTATCCCTGAAAGAAATCAAAAAAGTTGCCAGTCAGATTGTTACAAATGGTAATAGTAAGTATTTGGATAATTTTAATTCCGCTATTGAGAATACAGAGTCTTCTTTGACTACATTACAAAGTGGATTGCAAAATTTAGATAAATGGAACTGGAGGTCTAGTCTAGGTTTTGAATTATCAGATGAAGATATAGAGAGTTATAAGAGTGCAGTAGATGCAGTCATAGAATCTACAAAGAATTATATCGAAGATAAACATTATGAAGTAACTGCTGCAGTTAATCTTTTAGTAGAAGATAAAGAAGAAAGAAAAGCAGTTATTGAGGGATTAGATAAGATGTATGAGGAGTATGGTAAACAAATAGATACCCTAAATAAACAATTATCTAAAAAAATGAGTGATGCATTGTCAGATGGAATTATCTCTATAGATGAAGAAAAAGAAATTTCGAAGCTTCAAGAACAATTACAAAGTTTTGCCAATGCATATGCAAAGGCGCAAGAAGAAGCAAAATTTGATACCCTTACGATCAAATTTGGTAATGCTAATTTGGACTATGAATCTTTTGTTAGTTTACAACAGGAGATACAAGCACAGGTTCAAGAAGCAACAGAATCTTATGATAGTGCCTTAGAACTTGGAATAACAAATCTTCACCTTGCTTTGGAGCAAGGTTCAATTAATCAAAAAGAACTTGATAAACAAGTAGAAATGCTTAAAAACGACTATAAAGCCAATATTGATTCTTTGAATGTAAGAGTTCAAGGAGTTCAATTTGATATTGTTGGAAAAGCATTTGAAGATGATTTGATTGGTGCTGGTGCATTAGCAGATTATACTGGAACCATTGGAGAAAGATTGCAGCAGGCGGTAAATGATGCAATATCTAATGGTGTTGATGTTGTAAACTGGGATACAGAAACAGCTTCTAGAATTTTAGGACTTGATAGATTAGATCTAGTTACACAAGAAGAAATTGCTCAAATGGTTAGTTCTATTGCCAGTCAAATACCAAAGACTGTTATGGAAAATATGCAAAGTGCTGAAACTATGTCTGAAATCATTAGTAATACTTCAGGAAAAATCTTAGATCAAACATTTGGTACGAACTTTAGAACAAGTTTAGGTACGACTTTAGAGAGAGATTTAACAGATCAGATACAATCCATTGCAGAAAGCACTTCTAGCAATGTAGGCATTATTTTAGATCAAGCATTTGGCACAGATTTTAGAAGTAATATTGGAACAACATTAGGAAAAAATGTTGGAGAAGGTATAACTAATACGGATATGTCGCCTATAAATTCAGCTATCCAATCTTTAAGTGATATGTCTAATAAAGAGTTAATTAATAGCTTTAGTACAATTGGAACAAGGGTTGGAGGCAATACATCTCAAAATATAGCAAGCACAATGCTTAGTAATACCTCTTCTCTTTCTAGTATAGGAGCAAGTTTAAGAAGTATAGCGCAAAGTAGTATAACAACTGCTTTTTCTAATCCGTTTAATATAGGAGCATCTGTAAACTTGGCTGTTACAGCAGCAAGAACTTTTATAAATTCAGCAAAGGGAACAGAACATAATGCAAATGGAAGCATTTCTTCTGGAAAACGGCTTAGTTGGATTTGTGAAGAAGGTCCAGAAGCAATTATTCCTCTTGTTCCAGGAAGAAGACAAAGGGCTTTGGAACTTTATGAACAGACAGGAAAAATTCTTGGAGTAGAACAACATGCTAAAGGTGGAATTACAGGAGAAATAAGCTCATTCTTTGCTGGAAATGAATCTGAAACAAATAAATTTTATGAAAATTCAGAAGATGTTGGAAGCTTTAGTGCAGAAGACAATAGTATGAATACACCAATAGAACTAAATGTATCTGTAAATCCTGTTATTACAATTGAAGGCAGTGGTAATAATGAAGAAAAGATTCTTGCTACTATTCGTAAGCATATGGGAGCATTAGCTGACGAACTGGGCGGAGAATTAGCCGACAAGATTGGTGCTATTTTTAAAAATATGCCTGTAAAGAATTAGTTTTTTCTTCCTTTTTAAATATTAAAAAATATGTTAAAATATAAAAAAATATTTATAAATAGGAGGAGAAAATATATGA